GGATGCTAAAGATAAGCGTGGAGCAGTTAAGAAGAAGAAGAAAGGCGCAGCTAAACTTCGTATTGACCCTCTTGCATCTACAGGCACAGGTGCAGCTACTGGTACAGCTACTACAGCAGATACTGGTCTTAAAGTATAAGGTGCATAGATGAAAAAGCACGAACTACAAGAACAGTATGGTAGTGCTAAAGAAGTCTATAACTATTTAGAAAAATATAGAAGCAGTCTTGAACAGACATGGCAGGAGTGTAGTGAACTTACACTACCTTACGTCTTCCCAGATGACTCCATGTCAGAGACAACTGCTATCTATACTCCGTACAATAGTATAGGGCCAAGTAGCGTTAATAATCTAGCTAGTAAACTACTGCTTGCATTGTTACCTCCTACTGGTAACTTCTTTAGGCTATTGCCAAATGAAGAGGACTTGTTCGGTTTAGATAAACAAGCACTGAGTATGCTTGATAAAGAACTAAGCAAGCTAGAGCAAGACATTAACGTACTCATTAACGTACAGGCACTACGTGTACCTTTGTTTGAAGCTATTAAACTTCTTATCATTACAGGTAACACTCTACTGTACAAAGTAAAAGATAGTGGCCTTAAGGTATTTAACCCGTACCAGTTCGTAGTAGAACGTGACTACTCTGGAAATGTTACTCGTATGGCAATCGCAGAAAAGATTGCTAAACAAACATTACCAAAAGATGTACTAGCTATCGTAGAGGAAAACTCTTCTGACGATAAGAAAGGCGAAAAGAAAGACGTACATATCCATACTCTTATTTGCCTAGAGTCAGCTAACAAGTACGTTGTGTACCAAGAAGTGGAAGGTGTATTAATCCCTAACACTATTAAATACTACACTAAGGAAACACTACCATACCTGCCACTACGTTGGACTAGTATTGTAAACGAAGATTATGGTCGTGGTTTGGTTGAGCAGTACCTCGGTGATTTGCGTAGCCTTGAAGGTCTATCTAAGATGATTGTTGAAGGTGGTGGTATTTCTGCTAAGACTGTATTCGGTCTTAAGCCAGCATCATCTACTAAGATTGAAGACCTACACAACGCAAACAACGGTGACTTTATCCTTGGTGACTTGGAGAAAGACATTACTACTCTACAGGTAAACAAGTCAGCAGACTTACGTGTACCTTACGAATTGATGCAGTCACTAGAGCAACGTCTGTCTAAAGCGTTCCTAGTATTCTCTAGTCAGGTACGTGACTCCGAACGTACAACAGCTAGTGAAGTACGTATGGTAGCTAATGAGCTTGAGGCTACACTAGGTGGTGTATTCTCTGTACTAGCTCAGGACTTACAGCTACCACTACTCAAACTACTACTTGGTGAAATTGAGCCTAAGGCGTTGAAGGTAACTACTCCTGCTATCTCTACTGGTATTAATGCTATTAGTCGTGAGAAAGATTTCCAGAATCTTAACACACTACTACAGTCTCTTGGCCAACTCGGCCCTGAGGTAGTATCTCAGTACCTAGATGTAAGCAAGTACATTAGTAAAGTTGCTAGCTCATTGGGTATGAATCCAGAAGATATTGTTAAGTCTCCAGAGCAGATGCAAGCTGAACAGCAACAAGCTATGGCTATGCAACAAGCTCAAATGCAACAAGAACAAGCAAACCAAATGCAGCAACTAGCTGCTAAACAAGGAGGACAATAATGTATTTTAACTCTCTTAAAGAGATGCACGAACACTTTGCTAAAGAGCGTGAAGCTGAAGAAAAAGCAAAGAAACCTGCGCCTAAAAAGACACCTGCTAAAGAAGCAGAAGAAAAGTAAAGGAAGGTAAAAAATGGAGAACGTAGTTCAAGAAGAAGCAGTTGTACAAAAATCAACTGTACTAGATGAGTCAGAGGTACAGGCTACACTTAGCGGTGAGAGTCCTGCCTCTGATACCTCGTTACCATCTGAGGATGGTTTTGTAATGCCCGATAAATTCCAAGGTAAATCTGCTGAAGAGATTGCACGGGCATACGCAGAACTTGAGAAGATGAAAGCTCAAAAACAGCCAGATGAGGTTGACACTGAGCAGGATACTACTCAACAAGATGACTCTGAGTACATCAATCCAATGTTGGAAGAAGGTAGACCGGAAGGAAGTAAAGATGTTCCGGCAGACCAGTTCGTAGACTTTGTGAATGAGTACGATAAGAATGGTGAGTTATCAGCAGACTCTTACGCTAAACTAGAGGAGCTTGGGTACAACAAAGACTTCGTAAACGAGAAGATTGATTACATTCAATACAAACGAGAGAAAGAAGTTAATGCTGTACTAGAGCCGTATGGCGGTGTAGACGAGTTTCAGAAAGTAGCTGCATGGGCTACTGAGAACTTCACTGAGAAGCAGTTAGAAAACATTAACCTACAACTAGCTTCTGGTAATAAAGCTGCTCAGGACGCTGTACTATCCAGCCTATTTGCTGGATACAAACAGTCAGCTCCTAAAGAAGCAGCTCAACAAGAATATACATTACATACAAACCAGCCTCAGGCAACACGTACTGAAGGCTACGCCACTAAGTCTGAATACTTGAAAGATGCGAAAGACCCACGTTATGAAAAAGACGCTGGCTACCGTAAACAAGTAGAACAGAAGATGCTCAAGACTGATATGAGTAAGTGGTACTAAGTTTAAGTTGACCCCTTCGGGGGTCTTCTTTGTCTTAGGACTTAGATGAGGGCATGGCAGTTTTTCTCTCCTTTTCTGTCGTGTTCTCTTCTAAGCCCTAAGGGGTACACTACGGTGTGCAACAAAGGATAACTTAGCCAAAAACGTGTTTTACAAATAAGTCGTACCATTCGGGTACAAAAATAAATTAAGCTATTCAAAGGAAAATTAAAATGGCTATCGGTTCAACTAATATTAACAAGGACGCTTCACGTAGCACGGCTTTGACCCTGTACACTGGTGAAGTTCTAAAAGCATTTGACGTAAAAAACATCGCTCTTGACCTAGTATCTACTCGTACTATTTCTGGCGGTAAATCAGCTCAGTACATTGTAACTGGTAAAGCATCTGACGCTAACGTAGCTGCTCACACTCCAGGTTCTGAAGTTTCTACTAACACTCTAGCGAACGATGAAGTAACAATCACTGTTTCTACTCGTTACTACTACTCACACTTCGTAGATGAGCTAGACGAGAAACTTGCTCAGTACGAAATTCGTGGTGAGCTAGCTAAACAAGCTGGTGAAGCTCTTGCAACTAAAATTGACAAAGCTATCTTTGCTGGCATGGTTGCTATGTTTGACGAAGACAACTGGACTCCTCGTCCGGGCCAGTCAGCACCGGGTGTTATTCCAGTAACTCTTTCTGGTACTGCACAGGCTAAAGGTGACGTACTTGTTGGTGCTTACTTCGATGCTCGTTCACTATTCAACGAGCGTGATGTAACTGCTGACCCAGTTGTTGTTACTACTCCACAGAACTACTACAACCTTGTACAGTCTACTCGTGGTGTAAACGCTGATTACACTTCTGGTAATGGTGGTATCGACTCTGGTAACATCTCTATGGTTGCTGGTCTTCGTACTGCATGGACTAACCACCTTCCAGCGTCTCTAACTTACGACCAAGACGGTGGTGCTGGTACTGGTACTGCATACAACCTACAGGCACTTGTATTCACTAAAGATGTATTCGGTGTTGTTAAGGCTATGGATATTACTTCTGAGTCTAACTACATTCCAGAACGTCTTGGCTACCTGTTGACTTCTTACTACGCTCTAGGTATGGGCGGTCTGAACGCAACTGGTCTAGCGGCTATCGTAACTGCCTAATCTTTAGGTAGTATATAAATCGGGGCTATCTCTTAATTGGGGTAGCCCCTTTTTTTGTTTATTACATAAGGATGAAAAATGGCAATTCTATTTACAGATGGTACTACGTACTCTAATACTAAGCTAGACATGATTAATGATTGTCTGCTATCTATTGGTGAAATGCCATATCCTACTGGTACTTTGATTACAGACATTCAAACAGGGGAAGATGGTGATGTAGCCAGACGAATGATTGAAGAGACTATGATTGAAACTCAATCCAGAGGATGGTACTTCAATACAGACTACAACTACAGATTTGTCCCGACTGACAAATTCATTACGCTTCCGGGTAACGTGCTACGTGTTGATATGTACGACAAACGCTACACGCTACGTGGTAAACGTATCTACGATAAAGAGGCTTTCTCTTTCCAGCTAGACGATGCTACTGAACTATTTGGTGATATCATTTGGCTAGTAGATTATGAAGACCTACCCCCCAACGCATACAACTACATTGCAATGAGGTCTGCACGTAAGTTCCAACAAAAAGTTATTGGTTCACAAGAGCTTGCTGGCTTTACGCAGCTTGACGAATCAGACTCTTTGGTTAATATGCAACGTGAGCATATGCAATACCAAGACTACAATATCAGAGCAAAAGAGTTGAGCAGACATACAAATGCTTACTTAAGAGGTGGAGTGTATGGCAAGTAGAAACAGCAACCTGATTACACATACTATTCCTAACCTTGTAGCTGGTGTCTCACAGCAGTTTACAGAGGCTAGGTTTGAAACTCAGGTAGAGGAATTGGTAAACTGTGTACCAAGTATCGCACGTGGTGTTATTAGACGTAACCCAGTGAGTACTGTAGCAGGTACATACACTTCTCTTTCTGATACCTCCTTCGTATATTCATACGACAGGGGTACTGGTACAGAACAATACAACATTGAAATCCCCGGTAATGGTAACTGGTATGTGCATAATATCAATACAGGTGCTTTGATTTCTACAGGCTATAAGGCTTACTTCACACTCCCTGCGGGTGCTATTGCAAAGGATTCTTTTAAAGCAGTTACTATCGGTGACTACACGTTTATTGTTAATACAACTAAAACAGTTGAAATGAATCCTATTACCTCTCTCCAGTCTGGCGAGAATATGTCAGCACTGTACTCACGTATGGTATACTGGATTAAGAAAACAACTGCCGTACAAACACAGTCTAAGGCTGCTACTACTAATACAGTTAATAGTAATAACGTTGTTACTGCTAGTAGTACTGATACTGGTATCCGTCTTGAAGGCTACACATACACTCTTAAACGTCCGGGCTTTACAGGTACTGTAGAGGCTCTAAAAGATACACGTAGTGGTGTTACTCAGGTAGACCGTATTACAGCAGAAGACATTGCTACTAACATGGCATCTAAGTCTAGCATCCTATCATCATCAGAATCTTTCGTGTACAGCACGGCTGGTGAGTATGCTTGGGAGTACGATGACTCTTTCGGTAAAGAAGCTAGTCTACTTATCCATAAAACAGTTAAGTCGGCAGCAGAACTACCATCTACTATGCCAGTTACTTTCGATAAGATTGTACGTGTAGCAGGAGCATTTAGTTCCGAGTACGATGATTACTTTATGAAGTACGATGCTTCGGCTAAAGAATGGTCAGAGTGTGTAGCTCCTAACATTAAGACAGAGCTAAATAAAGACACTATGCCACACGTAATTGTACGTAAGGACTTGAGTACATTCGTATGTTCTGCTTATGAAGAGGCTGCTCTTGCTGCTGTTGGTCTACCTTCAGATGACATTGGTTGGAAAGAAAAGACTGCTGGTGATGATGTTACTATTGAGAACCCTAGCTTTATCGGTAAGCAAATCTCTAACATCTTCTTCCATAAGAACCGTCTAGGCTTCCTAACTAAAGATTCTATCGTCCTATCTGAAACAGGTAACTACGGTAACTTCTTTGGTACTACTGTACAGTCTCTACCAGACGATGACCCTATTGATTTGATTGTAGCTACTACAGACGTAACAGTTCTACGTGATGCTGTATCTACTGCTGGTGTACTTATCCTATTCTCAGATGATTCTCAGTTTACGCTGACATCTAGTGCAGGGCCACTAACACCATCAAGTGCTACTATCAATACTGCATCTAACTACACATACAACTCTAATGCTAAGGCTATTGCCAACAAGGTATACTTCATATCTGAGTCGGGCGGTTACAGTCAGCTATTCGCATATCGTCTCACAGAGGGTCTACAGACCACCGAGGCGGAGCATTTGACTGCACACGTACCTTCCTACCTACCAAGTGGTATCTCTACTGTAGTAGGCCACAGTACGCTAGGATACGTGTTTATGCACTCACTCCTAGAACCTAAGGCTTTGTACGTACTAAGTACTACAACTAAAGGTGGTCAGGATGTACAGAACGCCTTCCATAAATGGGAGTTTGACTTTGAAGTTATCCATGCAGACATCATTAACAATGAACTAGTATTGCTAGGTGTTAGTGGTGGTGCTACTAAGCTGTACGTAATGTCCCTAGAGATTCCGGGTGATATCAGTACTACTGTATACTTGGATAATGGTACAGATTCATATGAGTCTAAGCTAACACTATCTAAGTTCCACGTTAAAGATGCAAAGGGTAACGGTACTAACCGAGGACGTACTCAGATACGTACTATTCTATTTACTACTAAAGATAACAGTAAGTATATGTGTAGTATCTACAACAGTAAACTGTCTACTAACCCTGACCCGTCTAATTGGGCTATCAAGTCTGGTTTCTGGGATGAT